ACGAGTTGGGAAACTATCAAGCCTATAACCTCAATAAACCAAGAAAAACACAAATAGAAGGGTATAACGCTGTTATAGATGACCCAGATGAAATGGGATATATAACAAATAATAAAGAACCATTACCATTCTAGAAAATAAAATGAGTCATAATTCTTTCATATAAATATTTATTTAGTTTAGTTAATTTCTTAGATGCTGGGGAGTAAGTAGAAAGATGAGGCTTACTCCCCTTGATTGTTTTTAATCGTCAAGAAACGATACAGCATCAGCAATCTCTTTGTCGTGTTGCAGAGAATGTACATAAACACTGATGGTGTTGGGACTTCTAGCAAGAAGACTAGCAGCACCCCTAACAGTAGCACCCTCACTGTTTAAATATGCCGAAGCAAAAGAGTGTCTGGCTGTATATAATACAACCTTCTCACAATCCACCAAAGGCTCTTCCAAGCCATTAATCACATTGGACTTGATAGTTTCCTCATTAATAACCTTAAAAGCCTCTCTAACAGCCTTAATAGCCATTTCACCATACTTCTTAACCCTTAACTGTATGGAATCACCTTTAGCATCACCAATCACTGGATATAAATAACCATCAGTAGAAAAACCCATAAAATGCTCCAATAGTATAATACTGAACATATCCCTCTTCAACCTTACACTAACAACACTGTCAGTCTTCTGACGCTTAAACTCAATCTTCCAATAATCAACACCATCAATCATTATCCTACTGCAATTCTCAACCCTTAACCTTGCAACATCAGTAGGAGCACTACCATTCAAGTAGAAACAAGCCAAGAACCAACATATGCCCCACTCCTTTGATGTCCGCTTATGCAACCTATCCAATGCACCATCCTTGTATGACCACCTATCACCATTCCTCTCAATAACCATATCCAACCAATACTCTTTTAATTTCTTGATGTTAATAAGGTCAATACAGTAATCCCTAACACTATCCTTGAACTTCTGAGTGAACTTGAATTCATTAAAAGGATAATCAGAAACATCACACAACTTCCTATCAATGGCATAATTCCAACAACTAGCAATGCAAGCACATATATCCCTCTTGGTACAATCTGATACATCCAACCATCTGCAAAAATCCTTGATGAAACCAACATTCAACTCATCAATGATAAAATCCTTCCTACCAATATATTCACATAACTTCTTATATCCATACTTATATCTATTCACAGTCGATGTCTTCAATCTTCTGTCAGATATTAATCTGTTCATCACATCAATATATATATTCGACTTTCCATTATACTCAACCTTGCAATCTTCTAATAACATGGATGGAGTATATACCTTACCATTATACTCTAAATCATTCTTCCTATTAACTACATTCTGCTTGATGTCAAACAATATTTTATTCAGCACAGCAGCATTAGGACACTGACCCTTTATAAGCTCTCGCTTCGAATCCCAATATTTACTGAGACAAGAAACACCAGTAGCCTTCTCAACACGACCACCAAAACAAACAACAATATAAATAGGAAATTCATTATTCCTATTCATTCTGTTTTTTTTCATCACCAATCTAATCGATGCACTAGATAATTTTGCCATAACTATATCATTTTAAAATTAATGTTTCAATCAAGAGAACAATAGAAATCAATTAGCATTCTATCTAGAAATAATTGTCTCATCATTTGTCTCACCATGCAAATTTAGTTCGAGAAAAATGTCTCACAAAATATTTGCCGTTAAATTATCTTAATTGCTTATTATCAATCACTTATATTATTATCAATTTAATGGGGTATATCTTCAGAAATGAGAGTTCCTTTACTTTATTTATATACTGATAATCAAATACTTATGAATATTAACATTTTTTATGTCTCACTATATGGCTCATTATATTAAAATAAATCTATTTTTTATATCTTCATAAAAAAATGGTGAAGATAAAATGAAAACTAATAAATGGTCTGACTTGGGAATTAAAGATAAGTTAGCAATCGGTTCTGCTTGTATCGCTTTTGCATTGGGCTGGACTATAACTGGTATTGCTGCTTTCATTCCTTTGCTTATAAGTGAACAAGGAGTGCTCTGGATTCTTGGTCAGAGCCTTGTATATACAGCATCAGTATTTGGAGTGAGTATGTACTTTAAATCTGAGACAATTCAACTAAGACATGACATTGACAAACATCTTGAGCATGTTGAGAGAATGAGATTGAAGGAAAAGATGATAGATAAAGGATTAGATGAGAAATTAGAAGAAGAGGAAGATGAATAGCATAGGAATGTATAAGAATCCATATAATAACCAACATGTTGCTCCATATGGATATGCATTTTATTATCAAGGAAAGAAACTAGGTAGAATAATCTGGGTAAATAACGTTGATGGTATCTACATCGACAAATGTGATGAAGAATGGGGATTATAATATGGCTGATTATAAGAAATTAATACCAACTGTACTCAAATATGAAGGTGGTTATGCTGGTAACATTGATGGAAAAATATGTACTATGAAAGGTGTAACACTTGATACCTATAGAAAGTATTTTGGAAGACAGAAGACTTGTAAAGAATTAAGAGGAATATCAAATGCTGAGTGGGAATATATATTCAAGGAAGGATTTTGGAATAGATGGCATGGTGATGAGATAAATAACCAATCAATTGCTAATCTCCTAGTTGATTGGTGTTGGGCTAGTGGTATCTATGGTATTAAATATCCCCAGAGAATATTAGGAGTAAAGGATGATGGTATTGTCGGTGCTAAAACATTATCAGCCATCAATAATTATCCAGACCAAAAGGAATTGTTTGAGAAGTTATGGAATAGGAGAAAGAAACATTTTGAGGATATAGCAAAGACACATAATAGGGAAAAGTTCTTGAGGGGCTGGTTAAACAGATTATCAGCATTCAAATATAGTGAATAGGATATATACATCATTGGTACTGGGCACTTAGATTCGCTACCTATTGTAAAGGACTGATGACACTGGAGAGTAGAGGTGACTACTCTCCTTATTTTTTTATTTATTTTTTTATCAAAAATATTAATTTTTATAAAGCATTGATATATTTATTATAAAATAAAAATAAAATATATGAATATCAACTATTTTAAATTAATCTATTATTATAACACAACATGTAAAGCATGTAAGGATTATATCAATATTGTAAATAAATTGTCAAGTGAATTAAATATTGACCTTACCATAATCGATATTGACAATGGTAATATTCGACACACATTGAATGGCATTCCAACTGTCATACTTGAAGATGATAAATCACATGTTATCTATCGTTCCACTGGTAATTTACCATTCCCTAATCTTAAAAAAGAAGTTATGGAGGTATTAAATGGATAAACAAGAGAAACATGCACATGACTTCCTAGAATATGTGGCAAAGAATGAGAAAAGATTAAAGAAGAATCTGAGAAAAAACATAACATACAATGAAGATATATTTGATGATGTATTTCAAGATACAATATTAAAAGTCTATGATTCAATAATGAATGGTACTCAGATAGAGGATTTTGAGAAGTATTTCTTCATTGCTTCAAAGTTTGGTTATTTTAACGCTGATAATAAGAATAAGAGGAATATAAAGGATAATGACAGAGATATATTGTATAACATTTCACATGGAGTTGGAATGGAGATAACCAAGGGTTGTGATGATGATGCAAGAAGGGTTATGGATTGCAGTGTTGATGATGATGAATGGAAGGAGAAGGAAGAGAAGAATGAAAGGATAAATGAGTTATTCAAGTTTATATCAGAGAGATTGAACAAGTCATTCACACCAGCAGAGACTGATATATTCCTAATCTATTACAGACTGAAGAGTGAGAAGGCTGGAATTAGTTATGAGAAACTTGCAAAGATAACAGGACGTTCATTCTCTGAAATCAGTCAGACCATTCAGAAATTGAAAAAATACATCAGAGATGATGAGGAAATAAATGAATATAAAAAGAAATTATTGAAATGAGTATAATAATGATGTTTATTCCAAATCTATGGGAATTCATTGTATTACTATTGTTAATGTTTGTATCAATACCAGTGGCATATATATTAATGTATAATCCAAGGTTTACATTGTTGCAGATTGATGCATTTAACATAGAGCCGTTTAACTGTACAAAATGTATGCAGTTTTGGACAAATCTCATACCAAATATATTCCTTGCTTATATATGGAATCCAATGTTCTTGTTATGGGGTTTAATAACAGCATCAGCATTGACATACAGTGTTATAAGGTCATTCAAATAGAATAGTCTCTTTATAAGAAAAGTAAATAAAGATAATAATAAAAATTAAAATTATATTTTATGAAAATAACAACAAGTGATAATAGGAACATATCAGTTAGTTCAGTGAATGGTTACACATTTGAGAAGGTAATGAAAGCAAAGCAATATCTTGATGAGATTGGTCAGAATAAGAGGACGTTTCCATTTGCAAGATTAGTCCAGATGTATAATGAGTTGAAGGGAACAAATGACAGTGAGCAAGGATGCAAGTGTCAGAGTCCGAAGTATTACAATGGAATTGCAAATTATTTCAAGTTTGGAAAGATGACATTGATTGCCAATGGTGTTGCAACTGAAGAGGATTTCACAGACAAAAAGGTTGAAGAACCAATTGAGAATGCTGAGAATAGGATTCAAGTCGGTGATGTTGAGTCAGAAGAGGCAAAGCATGAGGCAATGCTTGAGAGAATGGCTAAAATGAGAGCACAAAGGGGAAAGAAAAAGGAACAAGAAGATGATGAAGCTGGAGATAAATAATAAAACTTATAACGTTCCAACATCGTTTGAAGAGCTTACACTGAAGCAGTATAACGATGCATTTAACAATCTTCCAAAGTATGTTGGTGATGAAGATGATGTGATGATGAAGTACCGTCATTCGAGGGAGCAAGAGAGCATTATCATATCTAGGATTCTTGGTGAGGATGATGATTTCTGTTTGGATTTGCCACTTGATATATATAATAAATTAGCAAAAGTATTTTCATATTTATATTCAATAAAGGATTATATGAAAAATACAAAGAATTATATAAATATTGGTGGAAAGAGGTATCAGATTCCAAGTCATGAGGAAATGAGTATGAGGCAGTACATTGATGCTGATATGTCAAAGGACAATTTCATTGAGATGTTGGCAATATTGCTGTTGGAGAGGAAGGATGGTGAATTTGTGAGGTATGAAGGCAATTATGAGAAGATGATTCCAATTGTTGAGAATTTGCCATGCAGTGATGCATTGCCATTATTATTTCATTATTTTAAAAAAAAAGAGATTTGCAACAAACTTTCAAAAGTCTCTTCACTCCAAGCCAAGGTGAGCCAAATTCTCCAAAATGGACAAGTTTCATAAAGGATTATCATTGGATGCACATTGTCAGCACTCTTGCAAACCATGAGTATTTGAAGATTGAGAGGATATTGGAAGAGCATGTGATGGATGTATATGCATATTTGCAGTACATTGATGCAAAGGCTGATGCTGAGAGGGCACAGATGAAGTTCCATCAAGAACGAATGGATAAGATGAGGAAATGAAAATTTCCTCATTCTTTATATAAAATAATATAAGGTATGGGAAATCCAACAGTAGGTTTAAATAGGAAAATGAAAGAGGCAAAGAAGAACACCCTTAATGAAATGCACTATGATGTATTGAAGGGAATGACCAAATACAGGGTAAGGAGAAAGTTCTTGGATGGTGGTTATACATTACCAGACACTGACAAGGCTGATATGTCCAAAGATGGTAGGAATCTTGAGAGGCGTTTCACCAATTATTGGAATGATATGATTGAGAATTTTGGTGAAGAGTTTGAGGATAACAGAGAGGCATTGAAGGCAAAGTTCATTGCAAGGTATACTTATCTCTATGAGCAAGCATTGACGAAGAATGACCTCAAAGATGCAAAAGCAATTCTTGATAGTATTGTTCGATTGACTGGTGCTGATGAACCAATAAAAAGTGATGTTAATTTAAATGGTGAAATATCAATTGATTTTGGCTTCAATCAAGAAAAAGATGATGAATAATTTGCTTTTTTAACATATTTTATATATATTTGTTAAAATATATTAAATTATGAGGCAAATTGATATAAAAGGATTTGAGAACTACCAGATAACAGATGATGGTAGGGTATGGAGTAAAAAGAGCAACAAGTATTTAAGTACCAATAGAAAAGATGGAAATGGTTATCCACAAGTTGTTTTTTACAGAGATGGCAAACAGTTTCCAATTGACATTCATAGATTGGTAGCAGAAGCATTCATTGATAATCCAGACAATAAACCTTGTATTGACCATATTGATGCTAATAAGGAAAATAGCAAAGTCGAGAACCTCCGTTGGTGTACCTACAAGGAAAATATGGCTAACCCATTAACATATGAAAAGATTAAAGGGGCAAATGTTGGGAGACACCCATCTGAAGAAACAAGGAGAAAAATGTCTGAGAATAACGGTAGACCATTCTTTGGAAGACACCACACAGAAGAAGTAAGAAAAAAGTTATCAGAATTCCACAAGGGTATACCAGCTAGTAATAGAGCACCTATTATTCAGTATTCTCTTGATGATGAAATAGTAAGAAGATGGGATTGTATCAAAGACGCTGTTGATAATGGATTTACATCATCGTCAATAATACTCTGTTGCCAAGGAAAACGAAAGACACATAAAGGATTCAAATGGAAGTATGCAGATAAAGTTTAAAATAAAACCAACTGATGGACAAAAAGAAGCATGGAAGTTATGCCACGACCCAAATAATAAGACAATTGTATTATGTTGGAGTCGCCAATCTGGTAAAAGTGTACTGTGTGAAATGTTGCTTGTTGAGTATCTTTTAAAGAAGAAGACTTATAATGTATATATATCTCCAACATTTCAGTTAGGTAGAAAAGTATATAAAGAAATAATGCAACTGTTAGAACCAACACAGTTTATAAAGAAGGCTAACAGTTCAACGCTTACCATTGAGACGATATTTGACAGCACATTGCAGTTCTTTTCTGCTGAAGCATATACAGCCATTCGAGGTACTACTTGTAATGGTGTGTGCATAATCGATGAGGCGGCTTACATACAAGATGTATTACCAAATGGTGAGAACTTTTGGGGCAACGTTGTTATGCCAATCACCAAAGCAAGGAAGCCGAAAGTTATACTTGTATCAACACCTTGTGGAAGACAAGGTTTTTTCCATGACCATTATCTTAGAGCATTGAACAATGAAGATGGCATTGTGCAACTTACAAGAACGATTTACCAAGATAATCTTGTTACACCAGAACAGATTGAAGAGATTAAGAGAAGCATACCACAGAAGGCTTTTGAACAAGAGTTTGAGTGCAAGTTTTTGAATTCTTCTCTAACTTTCTTTGAAGGTTTTGAAGAAGTATTCAAAGATTTCAAATATAAAGCGGAAAAAGAGTTCCTTGCAGTTGATATTAGCGGAAATGGTGCTGACGATACAATTGTGTCAAAGGTTAACCAAGATGGTGAAGTAGAGTGCATCAAGGTTGATGGTTCGCTTGATATGAAATATAAAAAGATTGCAGACATTATAAATGATTCGAAAGCACAAGTTGTGTATATGGAAAACAATGGAATTGGTCTCCCATTTATCAATGAAGTTAGGAAACTTGTAAAGAACAAAAGAATTGTCGAATGGACAACAACGAATTCATCAAAAGAAGAAATCATATCTGCAATGGCTGTAAAGATTGCAAATAAAGAAGTGTGGTTTAATAAAAACGACACTGAAATGTTCAGTCAGTTAAGTACATTTGTATGTAAGATTTCAAAGACAAAGAAATTAACGTTTGGAGCACAAGAAGGTCATCACGATGACTTTGTGATGGCAACGGCAATGGCTCTCAGATGCAAGGATGATTGTTATAAGAAATATACACATAGTTTTTTGGAAGTAATCAGATTATAGATAGAAGGATGGGAGAACCCATCCTTTTCTCTTTATATAAAATATTAAACATATGATAAAATATAATATTAAAACTGTTAATGATTGGCTATATAACTCTAATCCAATCAAGGGCATGTATTATAATGGAAGAAGGGTCTACAGACGATTTGTTGCAAATGGACAGCCAACACCACCAACACCATCGTTTGATGGAAAGTTCAAGGCTGAGTATTCTGATGGCACAAGCTATTCAGCAGCTTGTGATGGAAATACAACCCTTACAACTGCAACAACAAAACCAAGTGGTTATGTGGTTTCTGCAATGACATCAGCAGTTATTGGTGATTGTGTTACAAGTATTGGTGCTAATGCTTTCTATAATTGCAGAAGACTTACAAGTTGTACTATAGGAGATTGTGTTACAACTATTGGTGGTGGTGCTTTCTGGCAATGTAGTAGTCTTACAAACATAGTTATTCCAAATAGCGTTACAAGTATTGGCACTCAAGCTTTCTATGGTTGTAGTGGTATGACATCTTGTACAATTGGTAGTGGTGTTACAACCATTAGTCAAGCTGCTTTCGCTAATTGTACAAGTCTTACAAGTTGTACTATAGGTAGTGGTGTTACAACCATTGGTGGTGGTGCTTTCGAAAATTGTAGAAGTCTTACAAGTATAGACATCCCAAACAGTGTTACAAGTATTGATACTAGTGCTTTCAGTAGTTGTAGTAATCTTACAAGTGTGACTATACCTTCAAGTGTTACAAGTATTGGTAATAATGCTTTCTATTATTGTAGCAGTCTTCAAAGTATAACAGTAGAGGCAACAACACCTCCAACACTAGTCGGCTATCATGTATTTAAGAACACCAACAACTGTCCAATATATGTACCTGATGCAAGTGTTAATGCTTACAAGTCAGCAAGTAGATGGACTTCATATGCCTCAAGAATAAAACCAATAAGTGAAAAACCTCAATAAGATATGATAAAGCAAGTATATGATTTAATGAAAAGGGTATCAAGGGAGCATCGTCTTATACAGTCATTCAAGTATGAGATGCTTTCAAAGTCTGCTGGTGTTGGTGAAGACCAATATCCTCTTGTATTCCTTGAGATGCCTATGTATTTTGGCAATGTTGGGGTTCAAGATGGTGTTGTTCCATGTTCATTCAACTTTGATATTGTGTTGAATCCTCAATCGTTGGAGAATTATGAGGTTGAGCAGTTGACTGATGTTAGTTGTCAAGAGATTGCAAGTCAAGTTGCCCAACAGTTCATTGCCCATATAAGGAATCTGTATAAAGAAGGGGAAACAACTGTTAATGTTCAGAATTATTCGATAATGACATTGCAGAGATGGTATGATGACAATTCCTATGGTGTTAGGGTAACAGTTAATGCAACTGTCATCAATGAGATTGGTTTCTGTTCAGATGATGATTACTTTGACCCAAGCAAGGAATTCAATAAGGAGACTCTTCTACAGCCTATTGACACTGATGATGCCAGTGGATGTCAAGAACTCTCATATAAGCTACCTAATTTCACATTATAATGTATGGATAGAGACGAGTTAATTGCAAAAGTTGCAAGTGTGATAGCTGATATAATGACTCAAGCCAAAGGTATTGTTCTTGCTGTGATGTCGAGTGATATTGGTGTTAACAAGAAGGTTGGAAAGAATACATTGGTTGACTCTGATATATTCAATAGTGTTGGTGTTAAGAGCGAGGATATTGAGGTTGTTACACTCCTTGTGAATGACTATATCGACTACATTGAGCATGGAAGAAAGAGTGGTTCTTTTCCACCACCACAAGCAATTGCTGAATGGTGTTCAAGGAAGGGACTTCCAACTGACAATTCAACAGTGTTTCTGATATGTCGTTCAATATATGAGAAGGGTATTGCCCCAAGACCGATATTTGATGGCTCTGAGGGTGTTTGGGAGACCATTGAGAGCGTTTTTGATGCTTGGGCTGAAGATATATTCACTGCAATAACAAGTGGTCTCACAGAGTATTTTAATAATTAATGAAAAACAATATATAATAATGATTTTAGCAAGTTCACTTGATAATTTTGTAGTTTTAAACAACTCTCATGTTATCGACAAACCATATGTAACGTTCAGAGTCAGTTCACCAACGAATGTCACAATATTGGTCAAGGACAGATATGATGAGGATGGTTACAGACGAGAGATTGTTGGCAGTCCAACGAGTGTCATATCATCAACATCGTTCAGAACCACTGGTGTCATTGCCCTTAACTTGATTGAGTGTTTAAAACTTATTCCGATATTCTACAACATAACTCTTGAGAGTGCAAATATAATCAAGGCATATCTTGACACATCAATATCATATTCCATAACCATATCTAAGGGTAGTGGAATAACCATTGGTGGAAACTATTCAAGTTATACAGCTCAGAATCTGAATAAGATGGTCGTTATGATGCAAGGCACTGTTGACGGTGACAACACCAACATAACGATGGAGAAATACAATGATGCATCAACGGTCTCATTCAACATTACAAGTCCTTTCAGTCACATGGATGGAAAGACTCCAGTAACGATGGGTCTTACAGCATATGAGGTCTATAACAATGAGAGTTCACTGTTATCATTGCCATATTCTGAGGTGACGATAATGCCTACAACTCTTACAAAGTTCCAAAATGTTGATTATTCAAGGTATGAGTACATCAGTGACAAGGTGCATTTCCTTACTAACAATGAGGAAAGGTACTACAACTATGGTGAGCGATATGCACTTAGTGTTATATGTGATACTCCAATCACATTGAAGAAGAATTACTACACAAACAGTGGTGTATTCTTGACATCTGAGGTGTCACATGAGTACAGAGAGCGACAAGGCAACAGATATGACTTCTATGACACTCTGAATCTGCTTGGAGTTGAGAGCAATTTCAACAATCAAGTTGGCTATGTGTTGGTATATGGTGTTATTGGTGGTTTGGAGATAACATATCCAGTAAGGTTTAATGTAAGACCAAGATGTAAGGAGAATCATGAGATATACTTTGTGAATGAGATTGGTGGCATTGACAGTTTCAATTTCACACATGAGGAAGTGATTGAGAGGAAGATTGATGACCTTGCAACATATAATATCAATCCAATAAGACCATTTGGTGATACTTTGGAGATTGAAAGGGTATTATCGAAGAAGAATGAGATTACAAAGGTGCTTTCAACCAATCAAGTTGACAAGCACACAGCAGAATGGCTTAATGAGTTGTCAAAGAGCATGTATACATTCCAATATCAAGGTGGAAGTCACAAATTCAAGATAATTATTGTTGACAAATTTGATATAACGACAAATAACACAAGTGAAGAGTTTGAATTGGAGCTTGAGTATCATGATTCAGACAATAATGTTTAAAATATTTCAAAATAGATGGCTAATATACAATTATATGTGGAGAAACAGCTATGTGATGTTGATAAGAAGAGCATTTTCTCGCTCCAGAAGGAGTTCAGTGATGAAACTGAGCTTATTGTGAAGGAGATTGAGTATTCTTACACATTGTCCATTCCAACTTCTCAGAGAAATAGGAAGATTTTTGGCTTCAAGGACACTTTTGATGTTCCAAACAAGTTCTCAAGGGTCTATGATGCTGAGTTGTATGTGAATGAGATGCTTATTCTTCGAGGAAAGTTGAAACTTAGGGAGATTGACGGTGAGTATTTCAAGGGAAATCTGTATAATCCAGCGTTGCAGAGTGTAAGTGACATACTTGGTGACAGACAGCTTAATGAGATTCAGCCACACATGAAGCCTATGACTAGTTTGAGTGACTTCTCATATCAGAATGAGTGTGCAATGGGCTACAAGTATTTTCCAATTGATAAATATCCAAGTGAATATAAGGACAACCATGTGTGTTATCCTTATATATTATATTCATTGCCTTATAATTTGACAAATGATGCAATTGAGGAAGGTTATGACTTCTACACCCAGAACTTGAAGAAGGGTCATCACACCATGAGTGTTGACAATATATTCCCAAGTTTCAATGTGTGCTCAGTATTGAAGGATATGTTTGAAACTGAGGGTTACAAGTTGCAAGGTAATATATTTGACAATGAGAAATTCACAAAGTTATATCACACTTCAACATTTACAAATGAGGATTATCAGAATAACAAGCTTGTTCCACATTATTTGAGTTTTTCCTCACAGTATAAGAATGTTGAAGTTCAAGGAAAGTTGGAATTTCTATATAGAAATTGGAACATATCATCAACTTTGTCAACTGAGGCATTATGGACTGAGAATGACTACAATGAAGAGACCTTGGGTGGTGGCGACGAGAACTTCAACGGCAGTTATTATGCTGGTGTTGACAATCCTCTTCATTGTCCTTTATCAACTTTTAATGTAATCTCTGATGACACCAAAATGATGACAGTATCTGAGGATGGTGACTCAAGGACAATCACCATTCCAATCAGTGGATGGTACAAGATTCACTGTGATGGAAGGATGAAATACCCTATGTATGGCAGTTATTCACATTCAAATTCTAGTTGGTTCTCTCCATTAAGTATGAGACCACAGCTTGGTATTGATTATTATTCTCAAGATGGACGAGACAATGTTGGTGTATGCATAGATGAAGCAGACTGCACAACATTGAAGGAGCAGCCATTTGAATTTCAGATAAAGAAAGGTTATCCAAAAGAGAATCCAACGTTTTACTCATTCAATGGTGGTCTACCTTGTCAAGCAAGGAACTATGTTCAGCATCAGACTGTGAAGTTATTCCATGATGATGGTGGTGGTCACTGGCGTGGTGTTGGCATTCAGTATGAGCCAGACAAATATTTGACATTTGGTAAGAATGGAAAGCAGACATTTGCAAAGAACTATTCTGATTTCAATACAGAGGACTTGATAATGTCAGCAAGATTGGGTGGTGCATCCTTTGGATGTGGTTATGAAACAGCATACTATGGTGATTTACAACGTCATAACAGATTTGCATTGAAAGGTGAGTTACTAGCTCTTCCAAGGGCTGACAAGAACCTTACTTTCATTACAACTGAGGGTGCAAACGGCAACTATTACAGAATGGGTGAGCGTTCTGAAAGTACACTCTCACAAAAAGGTTCATATTATGTTAACAATGAGGATTTTGAGTATGCAACAAACACTGCACAGATTGTGTATCGTGGTGATGATGCATTGACGAATTATCAATCATTCTCTAATTTTGATGGATATAATAAATATGTAAATGGTCGCTGGGACACTACCACAAACTACAATGCTCGTTCATTCCCAAGTGAGGACACAAATGCAAAGTACACAACTAATACAGCTAGAACAACAAGTGATACTGAAGGTGAGTGGAACATGAACACTGTTGTATGGCTAGAGAAGGGAGAGATGATTAATGTTGAGGTGATTATGCCTTGGCATGACGGTGGAAGATACACATGCTGCCATTCAGAGTGGGTTCAAAGAAGAGAGTGGATTAATGCAACAACACTTAGTTATAACATGGAGATTGGTCTTATTTCAAACGACAAGAAATGGTATCCAACAGCTTCATCAAAGATTCCAACGTTCAACCATCTGAATGAGCACAAGCCAACCAATGTGAATTTATTTTTGCCTAAGATAAAGTGCAACGACTACTTGAATAATTTCCTTCAGACATTCAACCTCCAACTTACCCATCCTAAGAAGGACACATTCTCCATTGACTACTCAGTGAACAATGACTTGATGACAAATGTCATTGACCTTGACAAGTATGCAATGTATTCTGAAGCTGAGTTCAAAGCTCTTGACTTGCCATCAACAAGGCAGTTGAATTGGAAGATTGACAAGAATGAGACTGGTTATAATGATGGA